ATTGCGGATCAAAAACATATTGATGATCCAGAGATCATATGGAAGATGTTCATTAAGAAGTTTGATCGTCTATTGTTAGACGTTAAACAGGCAGAAGTGACCCCAGAGTTCTGGGATCAACAGAAAGAAATTTCGCGCAAGCAGTGGGAGAACTTTTAATGTATAAAATGGAAGACTTAAAGATAAGACGCCGATCTTGGGTAAAGGCTGCAAACATTAACCCAAACCGTATTGGCTGGTTATTAGAGGATTGCAGCTCTGTTTCTAAAGATGATTTAGACGGTATACGCGTCTGGCTAAACCATTTAAAGAACGGACAGATTATTCGTTCAATAGGTAATCCTCGTTCTGGTAAAGGTTTAATATTTTATGGTGAGCCAGGTCACGGAAAAACAACTCTTGCTCTGGCGGTAATACAAGAAGTAATGACAACTTTTATGCCAGATCAGTTAGACGTAAAACCCGAACACACTTTGGTACGACCTTGCTACTTCATTACATTTAATGATCTTATGTCTCTTACAAATCGTGTAATTCATAATGATGCAAGTGATGAAGATGTAATTTTGTATCAAGGTATTCTTGGCAATTATGAATCAGATTCACAAAATGTGCGTGTATTAATCGTAGATGATCTTGGAAAAGAGCATAAAACAGCAAGTGGTTGGAATAGTTCTGTATTTCACCAGGTGTTGCGCACACGATTTAACAATGGATTGCCTACTATTATTACTACGAATGTTGGACTTGAAAATTGGGCAGGCGAGTACGGTGACGCTACCAAGAGTCTTGCACATGAAGCTTTCATGTACATGCCTATCAAGACAGCAGATTTGCGAGTAAAAAAGTGAAAGGTACTAATAAAATGCCACGCTTAGTTCAAGTATTCTTAAGCCAAGCGCAACGCCCCGGACCAAGTATATTTGAGGTAAATAGCGACCCTGACACCGACTCTATTCGTTGCACCTGTCCAGGCTTTGTAGGGCGTTCTACCTGCAAACACGTGAGATTTGTAAAGTCTCGTATGGATAGTAATGACGGCACTTATCCTCTAGAAATCTCTAATCGTGCTACTAAAGAAGACATTAAAAAAGCTCAAGCATCTGACGAAGACTTCAGACAATTTGTAATTAAATTTGGAAAAATAGAGGTGTACTAATGAAAAACGGGGACATAAGTAATGATCTACCTGCCCGTGTGCTTGTTAACACCGACGTCTTTTCAACTATAACTTTTCGTACAGAAAAACGTTTTAAGATACTTCCTGTTTTAAAAAGTGATATGCAACTTCGCATGGATGTGCTAAGTCGCCTTTACTTATTCACGTCAAAACATGGAGTTACATTAGAGGTTGTTTCCTATGAGCTTTCAACAAGCCAAATGGACGATCTTATGCTCCGCCTTGATGAGCTGGGTACGAACCCCTTTCGTTACGGAGTGGCTTACAATTCAATCGAAGAACTAATTGGCGCACTACCTTACAGACCAGAAGTGGTAGGGGTTGTTGATATACCTCGTCGCCAAGGACGATACGGACACTGGGGAATGGACTTCAATCAATTACAATGAACAATGAATCAAAATTACTAAGTAAGTTAATAACAGAGCGTAACCTCGGATACGTTCTTGAAAAAGGCGTAGATCAATCTTGGTTTTCTGACCCTAATGACAAGAAAGTTTTTAACTTTTTAGTTAAGCACTATTCAGAGTACCAAGAGTGCCCAAGCCTAGACGTAATTAAGGAGAACTTTCCAACTTACGCCCCAGAAGAAGTGCATGACAGCTTAGATTATTTTATAGATAAGCTGATAATGACTAGACGCCAGCTTTCTATTGTTCGTTCTCTTACAGAGGCTGTTACAGAGCTAGAGCAAAAGAAAGATCATGAAGGCGCTTTACTTGCAATGCAACGCGGAATCTTTGCACTAGAAGAGGCTGGTCTTAATCAATCTAATGACTTAGAAATTACTCAAGCAGCCAAGTTTGCTATTGATGAGTATGAGCACCGCAAGAACAATCCAGGTTTACTAGGATTACCTACAGGCTTTCCCACAATGGACAAGTCAACTTCAGGTCTACAGCCAGGTCAATTGATTGTTATTGTGGCACCTCCTAAGACAGGTAAGTCAACGCTGGCTTTGCAGATTGCTATGACCCAGCATCTAAATGGGCATGTTCCAATGTTTATGTCTTTTGAAATGAGCAATGAAGAGCAAAAGACCCGTTACTACGCTATGCGCTCACGCATCTCCCATCAGCGTTTAATGACAGGTACTCTAACCGTAGAGGAAGAGGCCCGTTATCAAAAGATTACTAAAACCACTGTAGATATGAGCAGTAAGTTTTGGTTTGTAGATTCTTCTGGGGGACAAACTGTTAGCGCAGTTGCCAGCAAAATTCAGAGTAAAAATCCAGATATTATTTTTATTGACGGTACCTACCTTATGATTGATGAAGTTACTGGAGAGGCAAACACTCCACAGTCAATTACAAATATAACCCGTGCTTTAAAACGCCTTGCTATGAAGCTACAAAAACCAATTGTTATCTCTACTCAGGCCCTTAGTTGGAAAATGAAGAATGGAAATGTGACCGCAGACTCTATTGGTTACTCTTCCTCATTCCACCAAGACGCGGATGTGATCTTTGGTCTTCAACGTGAAGATGAGAACGTAGATGACACTCGTACTCTAAAAGTTATTGCTAGCCGTAACTCAGGTCTGAACGAAGTTTCACTCATGTGGGATTGGGATACCGGAGCATTCCGTGAGATGGATGCAAACGACCTATGACAGTTGAAGAGATGACCTCTGCCCTAGAGAACCTAGGATTAACAGTTATTGGAACACGCGGTTGGGAAGTTCAAGCTTCCTGTCCAGGCCACGTAGAACGTACAGGCCATGAGGATCGCAATCCATCTTGGTATATAAACGCTGATACGGGTGCGCACATTTGCTTCTCATGTGGCTTCAAAGGAAACTTCTATTCTCTGCTCTCTTACATGGGTGGTGAAGGGTTTTATGATGAAGAAACTGCACATGAGAGCATGCGTCTTCTTGCGCGCCTTACTCGTGTTCTTGAAGGCCCTAAAGCAAGACCACAAGAAGAAGTAGTAAAAGTAACTGAGTCTATGCTCAGCGCATTTGTTGAGCCTCCTATTGAGGCTTTACACGCTCGTGGAATAACTGTAGAGGCTGCTAAGAAATATCAAATCTTATGGGATCGTCACCACAATAACTGGATTATTCCAGTACGAGACCCTAAAGGAACTTTATTAGGCTGGCAGATCAAAGGGTACAAAACTCGTTATTTTAACAATTACCCTAAAGGTATGAAGAAGGGTCTTTCGATTTTCGGAATTGACCAGTACTCAGGAGGAGATTTGATTGTAGTTGAATCGCCTTTGGACGTTCTACGCTTAGAGTCTGTAGGGGTATCCGGAGGGGTTGCCACCTTTGGTTGCCAGATAACCACAGAACAACTTAACGTTATTCGTGGTGGAGACAGAGTTATTTTTGCTTTGGATAATGATGAGTCAGGCAAAGCGGCTTCTAGAGATATGCTTAAGCGTTGCAAAGAGTTAAACTTAGAAGCTTGGTTTTTTAAGTATGGCGATATAGATATTAAAGACGTTGGTGGTATGAGCAAAGATGAGATACTATCTGGGTTACAAAACGCTAAACATATGATTCACGGGGAGCGCGCTTTATGATTATTGGTCTATCAGGCTACGCAAGATCTGGCAAAGATGAAGTAGCTAAAGTATTAGTTGAAGAATTTGGATTTACAAGAGTTGCTTTTGCAGACCCTATACGAAATATGCTCTTAGAAATTAACCCTCTTGTAGATGGCACAATCTCTTTACAACAAATGGTCAGTGATTACGGATGGGAAGTTGCAAAAAGTTTTCCTGAGGTTCGCCGTTTATTACAGGCTACTGGGGTGTCAGCTAGAAACCACATAAGCTTAGACGTGTGGGTCACAACGGCTGTTAAAAAAATGGACAATAAAGACATAGTTGTTACAGACGTGCGTTTTCGTAATGAGGCGTCTATTCTTCGTTCTATGTCTGGAAGCCAAATTTGGAGAATAGAGCGCCCAGGAACTGAGGCGGTTAATGGTCACGTATCTGAGCATGATTTAGCCAATTGGACGTTTGATGAGATTTTTCACAATGATGGCACACTTGAGGACTTGCGCTCTTTAGTTAAGTCGCATATGGTTCTTCTGTGACCTTTCACGGAACTCTTTTACCTTATCAGCCCGAAGCCGTAGATAAGATGTGCGACCGAGGCAATATGCTTGTTGCCTACGACCTTGGGCTAGGTAAGACTGTCCTCACTATTGCTGCTATAGAGCGGTTGATGGATGAGAACAAAATTGGTGAACCTGGCATTATAATTTGTTTGTCTTC